GAAACAGGGCCCGAAGTGCTTGTTTCCAGCCTCGCTGCATCCTCTTGATAAATATATCTAAATTGGCATTATTCTCACTAACAAGTGTAGCAACGCCCGTAGCTGTTCTAGCTGCGCCTTGTCTTCCAATAACGCCTAAATTGATGTCGCTGATAGATATTAAGCGCTCAATAAACCCTAAAAGGGTGCCCTCTTCTTCCGCAGCAAACATAGTGCGATTTCCAATTTGTGGAAAAAACACATCATTTTGAGGATCATTAAGCGGAATTAACTTTCCTGGTTCAATTTCAATTTTTTGTGGGTTTACACCGCTGGCAGGGCGATAAAAACCAAAAGGCATTGTGGATAAAATTCCAAAATCTACTTTAATATTATGCATTGCATCAAGTTCACGGGCAATGGGATACATAATCTCAGGCACGCCCATTCCATATGTCTGACCTTGACGCTTCATAAAGTCAATCTTTACAAAGGGTTTTATGCCTGACTTGTGTACCCGATGCAGATATGTTGCTCTGGTTACTTTTTTACTTCTGAGATGTACCCACACAATAACATCTTCGTCCAGGCCATCGTCGTTGACATCCAATTTCATATAGGATTCAATCATTTGGAATCTGTCGTGATCGGCTGGGGTATCTAGCGATATTACTCCAGAATTCGTTTGACGATTTTGCTTTAAATCATCAGCAACATCACCTGTTTCACTGTCATGGCCACCTTGTAAAATTTCTTCAACAACTTTAGGATCAAACATCGCCTGATCGGCGGCGGAGTAGAGTTCCGATCGGGTCATATAAAATCGGTGTTGAATAACGTCTGCCTCGTGTATATCTCCATTACCTCCGATAATCAGTAGATCTTCCGGCAATATACGATCGAAAGCTGGGCCTTCGAACACCAACTTAGTAACCGCCTCATCTCTTTGCACCTTCCTAACAGCATCCTGACGCACTTTGGCTTTGCTGCCATCTTCCTGAATTACTTCAACCATTTTAGGTTCGGTAATCTGTGTTTCCATCACATCAACAAATCGCGCAAACTTTCGGTCCCAACGAAGCTTTAATAGTCCTGTTCCTGTGCTAACCCAATCCCACAGCCACTCATCAACAATTTCCTCTACACCTTTGAAATTATTGATCCATTCTCTAAGTGCATAGGACATCACACCATCTACTAGCGGCTGAGCTACGGTGGCGGCTTCGTCCATAGGCTTTGAATTAAACGGAGGTTGAACAGCCATAAGGGCGGCATACATTCGAGCATGTAGGGCTTTCACTGCTATCAAAGTGATAGGCAAGTGTATATTTGAAGCCTCTTCCCATGGGCCAGTTCTAACGTCCGAATTATCAATGAATTCATCCCACTCCGAGAGAAAATCTCGCTGGCGGTTTAGCCATTCTGTCCTGTTTGAATTCCCAACAGACCAAATCTCTGCGATCTTCTCTCCAATACTATCGTCGTTGAGCTTTTTGGCGAGCGCAATCTGGTACTTGTCTAGCAGAGGTACTTCATTAGTATCTGCTAGTTTTTTCCGCTTTTTAACGGGTTTTGAATCTTGTATGGTAGAGGACATTTATATACCTATCGTTTTCGCATCCCATAGCTGGTTGCAGCGGGGCGTCTATAAATCGTCGCTATTCGACTATAGCATGGAGGACTAGCTAAGGCGTATTTGAGACATGCCAAGTAGTCCCTATTAGTTATATCTAATTTGCCTTTGATATTTTCCGAAAGCCTATTGCGCTGCCACATTACTGATTCCGTATCATTAATGGTACCAACACACGTAGAGAAGAAGAAAATTCCTGGTTTTTCTTGTTGAAAGTTATTCTTCCGACAAGTTAATAGATCTCGGAAGTTCTGTACCCACACATCCTCTTTCTTCTCGTCAAATGTGGTGGATCTTAGGGCCATTCCTCCTTTAATATTAACAGTATCAATAAACGAGTAGTTATCCCACCCCCCGGAGCGCGGGGTAGCGCCAATCGAGTCACAAATCTGCTCCTGTACATCAAAACCTTTAACGAACTCCTTGAGTTCTAAGGCAAAATCCGCTGGAGCGGCGCGGGAATTCATCTCTTTTATAACAAAAAGCTGTTCCCACTTGTCAATACCCAGTAAAATGGCGTGGTGTGGCTTAGAAGGATGCGGGTCTACAGCCAAAACAACAGGCCAATGACGCACCCACGGGAAGGGCTCCACCACATGTACATCTGTTTTGAACAGATCGGCCAATGCAAGGCCCTCCAAGTGAGCAAATTGCCCCTCCAGGCGCACTTTCTTCTCATGTTCGGTCAGATCCTTGGAAAAGTTCTCAATGTAGTCCTTACCCAGATTCTGTGCGTTTACGTAGATCCCTGCTTTAAAGCACTCCACATCGTCCCTGAGGCCTTTAGCCCAGGCATCCCATAGCTTTTCTTTAAGCCAGGGCTCCGTAAGGGGAGTACCTGTAATGAGGGTCCAGGCTCCAGAGACACGGCGAAGGCTCCTTTGTATGCCTACATACACATGTCTAGGTGGCGGCTCGTCAAAAATGGCATAATCGCCCTCAAAGCTTTCAAAGGCCATCGGCTCCTGTAAATGGAACATAAACTTGAACTCAGAGCCGTTGGGTAAAATGATCTCGTTTTCGTATGGCTTACCATTCTTTTTCAGCAGCCAGTCAGATGTATCGAACCACTTATTGAATTCTTCTAGCCACCGCTGAACTTTGTCCGGGCTGTCGAGTATGATCACGCCACGATTGGGCACGGTGAGGTTGGGGCGGTGGGGGTGGGTGCCCTGGGATGTCCAGTAGGCTTCCCAAACGTCAAGGGCTGTTTTGCCAACACCATTGGCCGACGCCACAAAGCGGATCCGCTTGGGGGATGAATGGACAGCGGCCTGTAGGGAGTTGGGGACATAACCGGATCGCTTTCGCTTTTCGCGAAGGGCGCGGGCCTCAAGAGCTTCGACAAGCTCCAGCTTCTCCTCACGACTAAGCTCCTTAGACACAGCTAAACGATTTGTCACAAACTCCTACTCAGCTTCGTCAGCTTCTGGGGATGGGGCTGCTACGGGTTCCGAACTTGGGGGCAACTCCGTAGCAGAAGGGAAGCTTTGTTTTTGGAGCTTGGAATGGAGCAAGGCATCCAAAGCTTCGTCAGAAAGTCCAGCATATTTATGTTTTAAATCTAGTGTCGTTGTGACCTTACCCTCAGTGCGATCTAGCACTTCTCGGGCAGCGGATAGAGAAACATTCGCTTCTCCTATAAGAGCCGTATTGACAAGCCGGGCGACGGCATAAGGCTTGAATTTCTCTAGGATATCTTTGGCAGACATCCCCTTCTGCAATGCAGAGCGAATCTGGGGCAAAACTACGGCCCGGAACTCCTCAAACTCGGTCAAGTCGTCGATATTCCTAACCATTTTCTGTTCCTGGCCATCTTTTCGCCTCTGGAACTTGGGCTGGCCGGCTTTTCTCTTTCCCATATATTCTTTAATCCTATCAATAAGTTAGCTCACTATTAGCTTGGCCGAACATTCAGGTACCGGTACCCCTTATTCTCGTGCTTGCTCTTGTTGGTTGGTACGCACGGTAGAAAAACCTAATGATTTTAACTAGATATACAATAGATTATTCATTAATGATTATAACATGATGTCAAATATTATAACGCATATGATAACGAATATATGGGGGTATGTTGGGGGTATGTTGAGTAAAATCAGATAGTTATGTCATTGGAGCGGGGGGCACAATTGTATTAGAATACAATTATGATGCGTAAGTTATGCGTAAGTTAAACATTGGTATACATTTTGCGGTTATTAGTTATACCGATAACCGCAAAATGCACATCATTAGGTTTTATTATGTTGTCAATCAATCAGACGGACATTGTATAACTAGCAAAATAAAAAATAACAAAAACGCTAAAGCTGGAGAGAAAATACATACTACAAGAAACAGCCATAACAGCCATGCGGAATTCATTTAGATGTCCATCGTTTCGATTCCGCTCCGTGATATACCAATCCAATCTTATTTCCTTTGAATATATTTATATCTCGCCGAGAACAATCAATATAACCTGCCTTGCGCAGTTCATATATTGAATTAAATACACGGCTATGTGAATCGGCGTTAACACTAATCATGTGATCTTGTTTACCGCCGAAACTATAAATGACTTTTAAATTTATAGTTAAAATATTGAACCATCTTCGTGTATGTATAAAATTGAATATTTGGATTATTCTCGCATATCTTAATCCACTTCAGTAAATAATCCGCACTATAAAAGTCTCCACTGTCATGAATACGTACAATTTTAATACTTTTACGGCGGTTTAGCTCCGCGCTAATTATAGCGACGAATTCAGAGGATTTAGTTAACTGATACCTATCCTCGTAGGCTTTAGCAACATTAGACCATACATAGGCTCCTTGCCTTGCATAACATCCTTTTACGCAGGCTGCAGCATTGGGGCAGGTTGATTCCCCTGATTTAGATCTAAATGCCGGAATACCAAACACTGCAATGTTGTCTTTACGAAGCTTGCTATTAGCTGTTGATAAATAATTTTTCATCAGTAAAGCCTTTCAAATTTTAAATCAAGGGAAATTAAGGCTTGTGCATATACATGCTGCTGTTGTTCTTTTCCGCCTATATCATCTGGACTAATACTATTATCAGAGCAGTACGTTATATAATCGTCGTATTCCTTTTCATCTAAAATATATCTAGCAATTTTAACAAATGCCTTGACTTGACTTAAGCGCATACTAAATCCCTCCTAATCCGTACCATAATAGGATTTTTTATTTTTCTCTTGAGAACACTTGACGCTAAAAGTACGCCAGCATTCCACTGCATAGGCCTACCGTCACTAGATAC